TTATTTCAAAGCCAAAACGCATTTCTGTAGCTGCTGGAGTTGTCCACATAATATTTTCCTTTTCAAAAAGTTATACACACCGTGTGTATGACTACATATTACTCTTAAAATTTCCCTGTGAAATAGAGAAAATCATGATAAACAGGCAAAGAAAAACCCCGCCGAAGCAGGGTTAATCCTAGTACATTTCCAAGTGTGCTATTAAGCAGCGCCTGGTGAACCCCACATACCGAGAGGATCTGACCAACCGAAGCTGTAACGTTCACGAGCTTTGTAACGAACGTTGCCTGTATCAAAATCGCCATCCATAGATGTAGATAATGGTGTACGGACAAAGTGTTTCATGCCGTTAGGTACATCAGTTGTTAAGAAGTACGCATCTGGATCTGTTAAGAAGTGGTTAATTGTGTAACCTTCTGGGATTGAACCATTATTCTTAATAGCGTTGATGTCGTTGTCAGCTGTAGAAACACGAAGTTCAGTTTCGAGCAAGCGAGTTGCAACGAATTGATTACCTGGTGGAACTACTAACTTACGTGGTTGAGCAGCGATTAAAAGACCACGCTCATCTGTCCAAGCTGCGATTTGAATAACTGCATTTTCAAGTGCTGTTTCGTTCAAGTCTGTTGGAGTTGATTGAGTGTTGCTGTTTGTACCGCCTGAAACAAGTGGATGAGCTGTGTTAAATAATGAAACACCATCACCGCCGTTGTAAGCACCAGAAGTGTTGAAGCCATTGTTTAATACTGCAGCTGCTTTAACTTGTTTTGTGTATGCCATAGCGCGAGCTAAAGCTTTTGTGTAACGTGCTGATAATGTGTCATACAAGTTATCTTCTACAGCTTCTTCAGTTAAGCTGAAGCCAAGAGCGATAGTTTGATGATTGTATCGAGCTGTCCAAGCTTCTTGAGCATTGTCATAAGCGATAGCTGTGCCTTCGTTTTTGACTGGTGCTGCTGAGAAACCTGAAAGTTTTGTTTCTTCTTCGAATGAACGTTCTGAAGTTTCTGTTTCGTAAACTTCTTTGTGTTCTTCGCCATAACGCTTGTACTCTAAACCGAATAGCGCGTTAAGTCCTGGTAATAGCTCTTTTAGGAGCTGTGCACGTGAAATAGCCATGTTATGTTCTCCTTAGTTAAGCTACGTAATTAACGCCAGTAAGGGCAGTTAGTGTTACTTTGAATTCAGCTGATGCATCAACAACTACGTAAGCAATAGCGTTAGTAACGCTAGTACCTGGGTAGTATTGAGCTTGAACTGTTTGACCTGCTGAGTTTGTGTATTGAAAACCAGTTGCAACACCGATAATAGTGCCTGTGGTTGTAGCGCCTGATAATTCAATTGTGCCGTTCTGTACGATTTTAACTGAAGAACCGTTATAGATTGGAGTATTGTACGAAGCACCGATTGGGATCTGTAAAGTTGCCCCGGCGTACGGAATACCGTCATAACGATTAACTGGTTGAAAACCGTAAGGCTTGTCAATGGATGGATATGCCATTTTATTCTCCTTATAAGTTTATATTAGTTACCTTTACCAAAGGATGTTGTAGACTTCTTCTCTGAGAAAAGAGGCATACGCGCATCACTTTGTTTCATAAAGCTGTTGTCTACTGCATCGGCTTGTTGCTGTGCTTGTTTAGCATAGTGAGCCTTACGTTGATCAACAAACTCTTGAGGGATCTTGCATAGTAATAGTCCTCCAATTTCAACGCCTTCTTTAAAGCGAGAGTTTTGGTCGACCATTAGTTTCATTTCAGGGTGGTCCGCTAATTTAACGGGTTCCCATCCTTCACGCATTTTGGCAGAAACATTTAGATTATCAGCCTCGTTCATGACACTTGTACGAATCCATCGATAAGCCCAACCAGGTACCTTCTTAAATTCAGGTAGTAATGATGCAGGTTGCCAGCTATCAGGTCTTTGAAATTCGTCTCTTGATTGTAATTCACGATCTTGTCTATTATCCATTTGCGTTCTCCAATTTTAAAGTTTCTCTTGCATATTGTTCCGGTGTTAGACCAAATTTCTTGGCTAACGCTACTTGTGTCTTCGTCAGACGCACTTTTTTAGGCGCGGTGCTACGCGTTGCCGGAGCAACTACAGTCGAAGGTTTTGTGCGCTGGGCGGGTGTTTCCTCGTCTAGCGTTGCATCCCCAAAGTATTCTGGGAATCGTTTTTGCATCGTACTATCTATACGACGGTAATATTCATCAGATGTAGGACTAATCCCACTTCTAACTAATTTCTCATGTAAGCCTAATGCAAGGCTTGTCATTTCTTCATCAGAACCAAACCAATCATTTTTTTCTTGCCATTTTAAAGCTTTATCATCTGGTTTAAATGAAGGTTGTTCATTTTGTGGTATATATACAGGATTTTCAGCTTCCTGTAAAGTCTTTTCGTATTGAGGCCTGTAGTTCTGAGCTTGAGACAAACGCATTTGAGCATCATTCATTTTTTGTTGAGCTTCAATGATTTGCTCGGTATTACCTGAATCATATGCTTCACGATAATCACGTTTAGCTAAATTAAGCTGATTCTCTAAACCTACTTTGAGCGTCTCAATATAAGTTGCTTCGCCAGAACTTAAAGTTGTTTTTAACTTCTTGTTCTCTTCGGCAATCTGTTGGGCAAATTTAATCGCTTCTTGTCTTTCACGATCTGCAGCTTCTTTAGCACGTCTTTCGTCATGCCAAACTTTTTTAAGCTGCGCCATACGTTGTTTAACTCGTTCTGAGTAATCATCAAGCGTATCTTTTTCTAATTCTTCCACCACATCTTTTGGTAAAGGTTCACGACCTTTATCTTGTGGAGGTGTATCGTCCTCTATTTCAAGGTCAATATCATTATCGTTAACCTTAGCTTCTACCTTAACTTCTTTAGGTTCAGCTTCTTTTGGACTTAAATCAACTTCTTTTTCATCAGGCAATTTACTACCTGGTATTTCGTCATCGTCTGGATATTCAAATACAATATCACCATCTTTTACGTCAGCCATTTATTTCTCCTTGTTTGCGTTATTTATTCAATAACGTATTTGTTTTGTTTGCTGCGATTTTCGTGAATAGGCATAACTTGCAAATTTGACAAAACATGTAGACCTGAAACTAATTTGCCGTTCAAAGGAATTATGTGATCTACCTCAAATCCTTTAAAAATTCGACAAAAGTCATACAATCCTTGTATCTCTGCTAGTTCTCCAGCATTCATAAATATTTCACAGTGCTTTATTGTGCCTTGACGTCGCCTTACTCTAGCTATATCTCTGGCAGAATTTTTTTCATAATGTCGCTTTCTTATAGCAGCCACTTTATCTGGATTAGCTTTTCGCCACTCATAAATAAATTTATTATATTTATCTTTTTTAGCTTTTTGGCATTTTTTTATTTTATCTAAACAAAGCTCTTTATTAGCCTCATAATACTTTTTTTGGGCAGCCCGAGTTTTGTCGCGATTTTTATTACGCCATTCAGCTAGATAAATATTTCGTTGCTCTTTAGACTGCGCCATTATGCTCTTGTATATCCTCTAGGGTCTTCGACAACACCTTCTACAGTATCATCATTTATCAATCTAAATTCTCTTCCGTGGATTTTAAATCGAGTACCTGCGTATGCACGTGTCAAAACAAAATCACCTTCTTTACACCATGGACCCGTCGGAAATCTTGACTCGTCTTTGTAACATAGATCGCCCATTCGAACTACAAATAAAACTACAGTTGAATGTTCTTCTATAGTTCTAGTTGAATCTGCTTTTACAATACCGCCTTTATATGTTTCTGAAGCGTCAGGAATTGCACAAAGTATCTTGTATCCTTTAGGTTCAGGTAACTGTAAACCACGTTCTTCAATCGGTATATCTTCTGCTTCTACTGCGTCTAGCGTTGGAATAACAATTGGTCGACCATTTGCATCTACCAAATTCTTATTCATTGTGAGTATGTCACTCATCTTCAAATGTCTCCATTCTTTGTGCAAGGTCTTTAATAATACTTTCTGCAACGGATAGACCTCGTATATATCCGGTCATATTTTGGTACGAAGCAAAATCTTTTGCTGCTCCGTCTCCTAAATTTAATAAAACTTGTTTGCGCTGATCATCTATTCGAGACAATAATAGCTCTAGCGTTTGGTCCATGATTTACTACTCCTGTGGTGTTTGTTGATTCCTTTGTAAGTCCATTTGTTTTTCTCTAATCGCACGTTCTTCTTTTTGGCCTACTACACTGATACCTAGCTTAGCACCTTCAAGTATTTCTTTAGCTTCTAACTCTTTATTAGCCATTACAGTATCAGCACCTAGTTTAGCTCCTGCAATACGTTCTTGTGATTCAATGCGCATCTTATCAAGTTCTAATCTAGTCTGTTCAGCTTGAATATCTGCTTGTGTTTTTTGCGCTCTAATTTGTAAGTCTTGTGCTTTAAGTTGTAACTCTTGTTGTTGCATTTGAATAATTGGATCTTGAGCTTGCTGTTGCGCTTGTTCTTGTTGTGCTTCAGCAGCAGATTTAGCCGCTAATTTTTGTGCAGCCTCAGCCATTACTTTAGACAATTCAAACTCAACATCTTCTGGTAATGTTTCATCAGGTTTAGGTAATGGAACACCTAATTGTTCTTCAAGTTGTTTTCTATATTCAAACGCTACGTGTTCATTAATATGTGCCATAGCTGCAGCTTGAATTGCATTAGCTTGTGGATTTTGTCCTACAAGTTGTAATATCTTTGGATCTTGCATCGCTGCCATGTGCACTCTAATATGAGCTTCATGATCTTGGTAAATAAATGCTTTAACTGGTTTACCATTAATAATATTCATATTTTCTGACACAGGGTCTCTCGGTTTTTGATCATCAGCACTAGGGATTAACTTGCCAATATTTTTAATACCGAGTACTTCTAACATTTGTTTGTTAAGTTCTACCTGATCATAGATCTGTGGATTAGCTTGAGCCATCTGCATAACAGCTTGATACTGAACCACTTTTTGTGACATCGTTGCAGCATTAGGATCTGATACTGGAATAACATCTACATTATCATAGTCAGACTGTTTAGCTCTACGATCACCAATTTCAGGTTCATATGAATACTCTGTTGGTGTGTAGTCACGAATAATACCTTTAAGTAATTTAAACTCTTGTTTCATCGCATAGTAAATACGAGCTTGTACAGCACTCATTACTTTTAATGTACGTTCGAGGATCGCTAATGTAGTACCCACTGGAGAATTAGCAGACATATCAGATACTTTCATATCAGCTGCTGATGCAAAACGTCTACCTTCTTCAATGATTTGATTCATTAATTGATTAAGAACTTGTGAAGGTTCTTTGTATGGGAGTGGTAAAATATTGTCGCGCACTGCACCACTTGGTACATCTACGTCACGCCATTCACCTGGTGCAATCGGAGTATCATCACCTTTAATTCGTAGACCACGTGATTTAAGTCCACCTGGTAAGTTTGATAGAGTACCTGCGTCAACAAGTTGACGTAAGATCATAGTACCTGACTTGGCGAAAGCACCTATCAAATGAATTAAACCGAAGCAATAGAAACCAAAGCCTGGTATGTAACCGTAGTGAACGAAGTGTTGACGCTTAGCTTTTAATTTGTCATCTGGATTCCAGTTACGACGAATAGCTAAAATAGTACCTGTGCCTTTTTCGATTGTAACTACATAAGGTAATGCAATACCATCTTCACTATCACCATTTTCTAAATCTAAATTAACATGCATCTCAAGGATTTTATATCTGTCATCCTCTGTAGGATTAAATCCTAACTTCTCTGCAATCTTTTTCTCAGCTTCATCAATATCTAAGAATGGTTCACCTGCAGGAACATACATTGATACTTGACGTTCAAGATTAGGATCGTAATAAACTTTCTTAAATGCATTACCAGATAAACCTAATCCCCATAGCATTCTTTCATGTTCAGGTCTATACTCAGGCATCATGTCCGTAAGTTGATAATTCATATCATCTTTTACGCGTTCGGCAGCATCTTCTTTTTCTTTTGTTTGCTTACCAACAATTACTGTTTTAACTGGGCCTGCTGCTGGGAATGTCTCCATCATAGTTTCAGCTTGGAATTTAACCAGCGCTTCTGTCATCAAGGGGTGGTACACATTGCATGCCCCAGGCCACGGTTCTGTTCTGTCTTCAACTTTTAGACCTAGTAACTCTAAGCCATCTACATAAGTTGTTAACCAATCTTTTCTCGAATTAATATCGGCATCATACTCACCAACTAAATCACCTGACAATTGAGTCAACTGACCTTCGTCCATATCTTCTGCTAAGTTATCATTGAACTCATCGTCTTGTTCTTTGCCAGGGACGATAGTAATTTCCATGCTACCATCTTCTAGGGTAACACTTTCTGGATTCTCAATTTCAATAGAAAGGTCTGGTTGACCCATCGCTAATTCTTCTAGGCCTTGAGGTGCTTGCGCTAAACTTTTATCTATGTCTGCCATAATCTATCCTTGATTTGTTTCATCACTGCTTTGCGTTGTGCCGGTGAGTAATCTAACCAATTTGCTATTTCGTCTTCCGTTCTCTTACAAGTCTTGCATATTTGTTTTTCGTCATCTAGTTCACATATCTGTTTGCACGGTGTTACTATTTTACTCATATTGCATACAATCTATTCCTAGAACTTTTGAACCCTACAATATCTTCAGCTTCATCGCTTGGTAATCTTACAAAGCCGCCTTGTCTAAATCTCATTAATGCCAATGTTGTTGCGTCAACTAAGTCGTCGTTTGCTCCACTTGGAAAATCATTACACTCCTCGATTACCTCGTGCGCCCATCTATGGTCTGGAGCCCACACTATACCACTTCTAAATAGATCTGATACTGCATTTACACGACTGATCTTATCTTGTCCTTTACCCGGAGTATACTCAGCGACAGGAATACCCATCCGTCTAAACTCTTGGTAGAGTGCAGCACCGTTAGATTTCTTTTCAACTATGAATGAATCAGGTTCCCAGTCTTTATACTCTTCGATACAAAGTTCTTTGAGCTCAGGAAACTCTAATCGTTTCTTAATTGCATTTAACAGTATTATATTATAATTATTGACTTCTTCGTTAAAAAAGACTCCCCATGTAGTAAGCGCATTAAAGTCAGCACGGTTATTAGCTTCTTGAGCCGCGTCTAACGTCATTATCGTAAACTCACATGGAGGTGGCGTTTCACTTTCCCATATCTTCCACCACTCTCTTTTAATCAGTGCGCCTTCTTCTGATACCGGATTCTGCATATATTGCGAATTCCACTACCGAATATCAAGCGCGGCTTTCTTAGCCATGAGCTCTTCAAGTGGCCAGAACTGTGGCCAGAGGCTCTCCATCTCACCTTGTTTATTCTCTATAATAGCAGGAAACTCAACAACTTCCCATGGATCTACATCTTCATTCTTAATCATCTGGTTCACAATCTCACCAGTCAGGTCTAACTTAGACCACCTTGTCATCACAACAATAATAGACCCGCCAGGCATAAGACGTTGTAAAGGGCCAGAC